ATAAAATAAATCATATATTCTAAGTATTTTATAAAAGATTTTTTTTCTCATTTGTTCGTAAAATCAAGCTTATACACAACAATAAGCTAAAACTGCAACATAGCAAAGTATTCCTAAAATGATAGAAAGCAACCAAATAGGTAATATTGTTTTATTTTTGTAACCTACACCAAATTCTCTAATACTCCCATCCGTATTATATAAAAAAGCTGGTTTCATCATTTGAATAAATCCAAAAATAGTCAAAAATAAAATTATAGCAAATAGGGCTTGATTGTCTCGAATATAAGTTTTTGTCATTTAATATATAATACTTTTAAAAAAGTATTGCAAAATAATACTTTTAAAAAAGTATTGCAAAACAATATGTTTTATAATACTTTTTCAAACTTGTCATTTAAAACAAATCAAATTTCACTTTAACTTTTTTATAAATACCTGAGTATTTAGGTAGCCTAGAAATTGAATTCTTTTATGATAACCATTCAAAAATCCATCTATTCCTTTTTTAGTTAAATCTGGGCCTCCCCACCCATAATCATCAAATATCATTATACCATCTATTTTTAATTTTCTAAAACTTAATACTGCATCCTCTAATACATATTCTGGTTCATGATTTCCGTCTATATAAATAATGTCAAAAAAATTGTCTTGAAATTTAGGTATTTCTAAATATTAGTCTAGAATGTCCTCTATTTATTATTATTTTATCTTTTTCGCCAGAATTTTCAATATTACTAATAAATAAGTTATAAATTGTAGGTTGTTCATTTTTATATTCGTTATAATTATCATAATCTTCCCAAGGATCTATGCAATATAATTTACTATCATTGTGCAGACCATAAGTTTTAGCAACTGACAAAATATTAGCTCCGTACAAAGCGCCTATTTCTAAATAATTTATTGGGGTGTCTTTATAATTATTTACATTTATATGACTAAACCAATTATTTGCTAATCGATACTTTACACCAGAAAAATTTTTGAACATTTTATTATAATAAATAATAATAATAATAATAATATTTAACGTCAATTAGTGCATCGCCTCTTGCCTTTCGAGCATTACTTTTTTCATAAGCAACAAAAAGTACCATTTTTTGGACTAGCGCTTGATAATGTTTTACGTATGTTTGGCTCTTATTTCGTTTAAACGTTGAATTAGTCATGGTCTCCCCAATCTTCAACCTCATCCGCCTCAAAGTTTCCATCATCATAATCTTCCGTCATTTTTGACATATCATAGGCTTCGTTCTCGGCATTTGCATCGGCGTCCATTTGTTCTAAATAATCTTCCATATATTGATCAATATTTTCATCAGTTACATTACGATTTTTTCTAACCCCTCGTTCAATAGCAGTTATTTTATCCATGATATCCCTCTCATCATCATACGTCTCTTTAGTGTACTTTGTGAGACCTTTTTGCAATCCTTTGCTCCAAACACCGAGTTTATTTATTTTCAAAATTGTGTCAGCGTCTCTCTGTTCATCGGTCATTGCTTTAAGTCTATCCGTAAAAGTATCTTTTTCTCGCTCAGATATTTTAAAAACTTTATCCATGATATCCTCGTATGACCTGTCAACAATATCTTTGTGGTCATTCATAATATTAAGATAAGTAAGAAGCAAGTTTGATACTTTTGTTTTTAGTTCTTTTTTATTTCCTTGTAATGTGACTTCTTGTTCAAATGTTGTATTTACAACATCAAGTTTCACTTCCTTCTCTTCTAAATCTTCTATAGTAAAAATCTCATCTGCACTAAAAACGTCAGCTCCCTCTTTCTGATAAAATAACATACTTTCATTGTCTGTTAGGTTCATGTATTCATTGAGAAGCAGTAAAAAGTATTGCTCAAAGATTAAATCGCTTGTAGTCTTATCAAAAATGGAGTGGCTCTTTCTACCCTTATATGCAATTGAACTATAATATGGCGTTTTGTCAACAAGTAAAATTAAATTTTCGCATCTAACCTGTATCGTCGTAAGAATGGTCGAAATAACATTTTCACTATAAAAAGGCCGCAATCTCACGTAATAATCTTTAATCACTTTTTTGATGTCTTTAACGTGATTGTTAGAAAGCCCCCAGTAGTCTTGTATTTGTGTCACATCATAGTCTACGTTATTTAAAATGATATTTGGAAATGTTTTGAAAAAATTATGTATATACATTTTGATAAAATTTATAAAATTATAAGTATTGCTATCAGAAATAGGGGTCGAACTTTCTTCCATTGATATTTTATTTTTCCAATCAAATATTTCTTTCAAAAGAGTGTCAATATATTTTGCTCGTTTTCCTGTGAGAGAGTTATTTTTTTTAATAAAGTCAGTGATTTCATTTCTCATAGTTTCATTGGTTCTTGCAAGATGATTTTTAAGAGAGCGCATTTCATCAGCATCGCTAGTTACTGCAACATCAAATGTATCTAATGTTGAATCAATAAGCTTTCGAAGCGCTGGATAAACAACTTCATCATCTTCCTCAGAAAATTTTTCTAAAAGATCTGTAATATTTTGAACAGACGTCGTAATGTTCGGGTCAATGTTAACACTAACAATGTTTTTTCTATTAACAATTTGCAATAAGCGAAGAAAAGCATCATTGCCATAATTTCTTCCATCTCTCTTGAGTTTTGCAATGATTTCAGTTATTGAGTCGTTACTAGAAATATAATCAGGTTTACTAGTGCATATAGCAATCAAATCTTCTGAAATAGGTGCTAGAGATGTAAACTTACAATAAACAATAAATGCACGATAAATGGTGTCCTCGTAAAACTCTTGATTGGAAATAACAGGATAAATATTTTTTGTGTTTTCTGTACTGAAAAAAAGTGGTGCTTTTGCAATGGCATTTATATCAAATAACAAGTTTGCCAAGTTCAAAACAATTTTATTGTAACTTGCAATATCGCCGTTTTCTTTGATAAAGTAATCAATTGTACTCAGCGTAGAATTTTCATTACAGCACGCATTTTCAACAAACGGCTCATTTGCAGAGTTAGACAATAAAAGCTTCTTCTTACTTATTACCTCTTGTATCTTTTCTTGAATAGCTAGAGAGAATTGAATCATTTTGGATTTTACAATAAGTAACTTTTCTCTCTGGGCCGATGACCCAATTTTTAAATCGTCCAATAGTTTGCTTTGAAATTCAGCAGTAATATTCATCAGCCCTTTTATTTTGAATTGAACTAATGGTGGTAAAAATTGCGACCAATTAGTAATTAAATGTTCAGTTGGCAAATCTTCTATAGGATTCGATAGCAAGTATTCCATCTTCTCTTGAAATTTTCTGGTAACACCGGGCATTTGCAGTAAGACTTTTTGTATGACATCTTTTATTTTATCAACGATGAAAGACTCTTTGCGCTTCATCAATGCGGACCAAGGGTCTGTCTTATTTTTGGTTTTATACGCAATGCATGCCAAATAAATGAGTGACGAGTCGTCGCCAGCGCCTTCAATTGGGAATCCAGTAAACGAACGCACGCACCCGGGAAACGTTTTTCTTGTTTTTATTGATGGAATGCTGGTTTGAGCTGCAATTAAAAACATTCCTAGCGTGGTGTACAATATAACGGAATTATAAATATCTTTATACGAAGGAGGCGTCTTCCCTTGCTTTGCCATCTTTTGCATTTCTACTTTATGCTGTGCTTCCGTTGGTAATGTTATTGTTAGCGCCGTTGTAACGTTTTGAATTATAAACTCTCTTTGGTCTTCCATATTAATTCCCATGGAAGTTGCAATATGCGAAACAATATTATTAATCATTTTAACTTCAAGAGTTTCCGTTTTCGGTGCCTTTTTTTCAGCGCTGATTATTGCATCTCCGATGTCTTGTTCCATGATTTCACGGCTACTGATTTTAAATCCATCGTCGTATCCTTCTTCAGCATCAAAGTCGCGTCTGCAGATCTCTCGGCCAGTATATTTGTCAATCCATGAAGACTCGTCATCACTCAGTTTACCATTTGTTTGCTTTAGCCTTTCTATTGTCATTCTGTATGCTTCATAACTGGTTTGAAACGCATTAGCGAGTGCGAATCTGAACGCCGGCAAAAGTTGGGTGCTCGTTTTAACGCAATAGCGCCAATGTTCGTTTTCTTCTGAGCCTTCTATTGCTTCCCTAGTATACATATTACCAAACCTAATAATATCTGCTTGCGTTTTGATGAAATCTGCTTGGCCTAGGATTGTGGTAAGTAATTTTTGAAATGGGGATACAACTATATCTTCAACATCCTCAATGTTTTTGGAACCTATAGAAAATTGTTTATTATTGTATTGAAATTTTCTGAAAAACTCTATTTCATTCAGTTTATCAAACGAACTCAAATGGTAATCATATGTTTTTTGGATTTCTGTTTCAAGCTCTTGCTTTGACAAGTAGTATTTTTTATCAAATGAGTCCATAATTTGTTTGAGCGAATTTTCAACAAGGCTTTTTTCATTGAGCGCAGTGGTTTCGCATTCATTTGTTATATTTTTTTGAACATCTATGCATTCTGTTTGAATATTACATAATAAGCTATCATCATTTACAAAAGTGTCTTTTGCTACTTTTTCATCTAAGAGCCATTTATTGTTTTGTCTTTTATAATACGCAAAACCATCAAGATCTTGCTTTTGCGGGTCAAATAAAATGGCATAGTTACCTTCTTTTACGCTTTTGACACCACTAATGAGGGTATCGGCCAAATATTCTGCATCAAGGGTTCTAATCTTTTGCGATGTCTCCAGTTTTTTAATAAGAAAGTTTACAAACTCTTCAGGCTGCATTTTAATCATATCATTTTCATATGCGTCAATCAGTGTGTAATCCGTTTTATCGTATTTTTTGTCAAAGTATATTTCTTTATCGTTATCTTGTAAAAGCTCTTCCATGCTCCTATATTGCTTTGCAATAACATATGCGGCGCATTTGCCTTTATCAAGTGCTTCTTTTTCAGTTTTAACCTTTTCTCTGTCGTCTTCAAAAATTGTTGCCAAATTATCTGGAAACATTAATGGTATACTTGTTAGTGCAATGGCGCTATTATACAAGCGTCCCGAATCTTTTTTAATAATTTTTTCTAATAATTCCGAGTTAGTTAACTTATAGCTACTTGTTGAAAGATGATAATCGTAGTTATCAAATACGCTTTCCGATACCGCACTATCTTTACTAGGAAAAATATTGGCTATTGCGCTAGCAGATGGTTTTAGCGGAACGTTGATCCTGGTATTCTTAATAGACGCAAAATTTCGGCTTCTCTCTACAAAAGTTTTATTGAAGAGTGATATCTTTTCATCCAAAAAGGTTTTTATAGTATTGTATTGTTGATAAGTTAAATCATCATTATATACTAAAAATGGTTCAAGGTATCCGACAATATCAATAATTGAAAGTTTACCATTGATATACTTTTTAACTAGAGAGAAGAGCACCTTAATTTTAGGTACAATGGTCGTCAAAAACTTTTTATAGATGTCAAATTTTGTCAACTTCTCTACGTCTTTATTTAATGTCGAATCGAAAGCCAGAACGTAGTTTTTAATTTCATTGACAAAAGAGTCTGAACTAAACTCCAACTCGCTATCAATATTATCTACATTTATATTTTTGACGTTGGTATTTTTTTTCAAGAGCTGCCAATAATTTAAAAAAACCTCGTTCAAATTGGCTCTCTCCATAATATTTGTGCCAGGCAGGTTTATTTTTGAAAAACATATAGCTGGCTCTGGTAACGTAACTATAGATTTGAGAGAAAGTTGGTCGGGTTCTGTGAGAGGGAGTACTTCGGATATCATTTTACTTCCGGTTACTTGCACGGCATTTAGCCTATTGAGGCCTAAGTTGTAGCGTTGGATAACAAAACGTTTGCTTTTAATAATGTCATTTTGAGCAATAGAAGAGTAAAAATTATCAAGGTTATCAATAATTACGTTTATATTTGTTTCTACGTCTTTTTCATAAATAATGTCTGTCAAATTTTCGGAGTTCAGTTCTTCAAAGGGCGTAAAATAAGGATTCAGATCTTTAATCATTGTTATATATTTGTTTTGCTCATCTGGAAATTCATTCGACCTGTAATTTTGAACTACATGGTCAATTTCTTTGTTTGTTTCGCCAACATTAAGAGTTGCTACATCCGGATAGTCATCAATTTCTGCGTCAGTAGTTACATTGTATACCTTCTTTACGTTTTTGACAACGGGTAAAAGCCAAAATAGCAGGGTTTTAAAATGCACTAGTTCATTTGCAAGTGGTTTATAATTGGATTCTTTAACTAGTGAACCATTTACGTTTCCATTTTCGTCAAAGGATGAAAACTTTGTGCGCAGTTGCTTGAATCGCTCAATCATAATATGAATATTGTTCAATACGCTTGTTGTTCTTTGATAATTTGGAATAGTGGAGAGCATTTCATCAAGAAGGTCGTTTGCCTGCATTTCAACACTGAATCGTTGTTGTGTCTTATCCGTATCAACGTATTGAGTAATGGACCCGAGTTCTTCGGAACCAAATTGGATTTGGTCAGCTTTAAGTATAAACTGACGCAATTGTTCTTTGAACCCGGACACATTTGAAGGCATATTTCGTATAATTTCTTGTTCTTCGGCTGTAATTCTTTCTGATGTTGCATTTCCAGTCTCAGAAAATGGGTCTTCTCCTTCCCCCTCCTTTTCTTCGCCTTGCCCTTCCTCTTCTCCTTCTTCCTGAACTTTTAAATCTGGTTTATCACGTATTTCAATTGTTTCAATGGGAATATCTTCTGGGATTCCTTTATACGCAAAATTAATATAAATTGTTTCATTGTCAGGATAACAGCGTATTTCAATCATATCCTCCTCAATATTAGTAATTTCACCACTTACAACAACAGGAGCCTGACCTCCAAAATAAATATTAACCCAAGTGCCCGGTAAAAGACCATTTTGTCTTGCATATCCCTGTTTTTCGTTTCTACTGATGATGGTTATATTCGATATTGTGCCGTTTCCTAATATCTTATCTGCGCTTATTGCTATGGTAATTATGTTTAATGTTTCAGTGTTGATGAGGCGGATTTTATTTTTATCAACATAGTCAACTAGAAATTCGTTGTCATTTAGTTCGTCATTTTCTGGGTCCTGGATTCGTATAACATCGTCTAATCTTAATGGAATAATTTTTTCATTGTCTTCAGCACTTTTTATCTTTACTGAACTTTCAGAATCTGTATTTTTTTCTGGCGCAATATTTTCTTCTAGATCACCTGATAATTTTGTTTTAGAAGAATTCATTTTCTTATATTTAGAATAGAATTTTTATTAAGCCAAAATATTTGGAATTAATTTTGTTATTTTAAAACTGAAAATTCAAGGGTTTAAAGGTTTTACTATAATATTATTTAGCAAATGCAAACAAGCGGCGTTTATAATTTGACTCAAGTTCAAGAGTTTAAAGATATAATTAGTTATTTGAAATCTAAAAATATGCATGCCGAAAACACGACTACGATTACAAACACTATTACAAATGCAATTGCAAAAAAATTAGTTATTACTTCAAACGATGATAACTATAAAGTTGTGCGATATGACAAGGATGGATTATCTATAGATTTGGTAAAAACGTACGGCCTGTTTCGTTCAGTAATATTGAATAAGGAGAACAACGTTGTATCATTTGCACCCCCTAAATCATTGTATTCCGATGTTTTCATTAAACAATACTCTGAAAAAACGGACGATATAGTTGCGGAAGAATTTGTTGAAGGAACTATGATTAATGTTTTTTGGGACCCTTGCATAGGCATGGCTGGCGCGTGGGAAATTGCAACGAGAAATATAGTTGGCGCAAATGCGCATTTCTTTAAGAGTAAGAAAAACCCGGGAAAAACATTTCGCCAAATGTTTTCAGAATGTTGCAAAGAAGTCGGGTTAGAATTTGATCAACTGAATAAAGATTGTTGCTATAGCTTTGTTATGCAGCACCCTGAAAATAGAATTGTCGTTCCATTCTTGAAAATGGAATTATATTTAGTTCAAGTTTGCGAAATCATACAAACTGAAGACGGAACAACAAATGTAATTGTGTGCAACGCAAAAGAAGAGGAACGCTGGACTTCTACAACAATTAAGTTCCCGTCAATCTATAGTGACTGGGAAAAATATAGCGACTTGATTGAAAATTATGCGTCAATGAACACACCATATGATGTTCTGGGAGTAATAGTACGTAATACAAAAACAAATGAGCGTTGTAAAATACGCAACCCCGTCTATGAAGAAGTGCGACATCTTAGAGGAAATCAGCCAAAGTTGCAATACCAATATTTATCTTTGCGAAATGGCGGAAAAGTGAAAGATTTTTTAAAGTATTATCCAGAGTATAAGAAAGAGTTTTCCGAGTTTAGAGACCAGGTGCATTTGTTTACGAATACATTATTTCAAAATTATATATCGTGTTATATAAAAAAAGAGCGCCCTCTTATTGAATTCCCAGACCAATACAGAACGCACATGTTTTGCATTCATCAAAAATACCTCGGCGAATTGAAAGAAAAAAATTTGTATGTGACAAATTCAGTTGTAATGCAATATGTGAATGATATGCACCCAGCCAAGTTGATGTTTATCTTAAATTTTAATATGCGTAAACGAAATCTTGATTTTATAAAGGCGGAATTGGAAGATGACTAATAATAATGTTCAATTAGTTGTTTTACTCGCTTTTTCATCCCATTTTGATAAATTGCGTTTCTAAACTTCCGCCTATCTGCATAATCCATGTGATTGTAAATATAATTTAACTTATACCAAAGATTGCGATTGCTGAATACAATTGTATCAGGGTTCACATCTCTCAAAATTCTTTTCAGCTTTTCATAAAATTGTTCTTCAGATGCAAAATTCCAATACTTTTCAAAAAGCCAAATTTTAAAATGGTTATATGCAAATGCTGTCATAGCAATTGTCCATGCAACAAAACATGTTGCCGTGATATTGTAAATAATTGTTCCGAGGACTGGCATTATTACGGGGGGAAAGGCTATATTGAAAAAAATACTATGTATTATTTTGTTTCAATTTTTCTTATGAAATAGCAATAGTAATAAAAATAGGTAGAAAATAATGTGAATTAAAAATTTATATTCTTTGCCCAATGTAAGTAAAATGAATAATTATTTATTTGAAAAAATTGGAGATTGTTCGGGTGAGTTTGCACAAATTATTGCTACCACATGTTTATTATTTTCTAAAAACTTTTGTGGGTGGATTTTTATATACGCAATTGGTATTTTAATAAATTTTTTTGTTAATAAAAAATTGCAGAATATTGGAAATAAAAGAATGCCTTCGGGTCACTTTCAATCAATATTTTATTCATTAAGTTTTGTATTTTGTGTTTTCTACATTACAGAAAAAAACTTATTCAATAAGTTTTGGACATTTCCAACTTTTTTATTTTTCATTTGTATTTTTTCTTGCGCAAATAATTGTATTGAATATAAATATCATTCTCCAATACAAATTTTTGCTGGAGCACTAGTCGGGACAGCTATTGGATGTTTAACATTTAGTTCAGCATTCTTATTCAATAATTAAATGTCACGTTTAATTTTCTTGTAAACCCCAATCGCAGATTCAATGCAGGATTTCAAGTTTTGTTTTATTGTTGCCTTATCAACCGGGTCTTTATATGCAAGCCGAATGATGCTGTCACTATCATGCGGGTGCATTTTCTTAAACCCGCAAAACGTCAACGTCTTTGCGTCTTCGTAAAACTTTGAAAAGAACATAAATTCGACTATTTTACCAATAGTATAGTCTTCGTTTTGCAGTATAATATCATATGAGTTTTCCATAGTATTTACCGAATCGTTAATGGCCAACTCATCAGTATCGGCCTGAGTATTGAGAAGAACCAACTTTTCATTAATTATATCGCATGCTTTATGAACAAGTGCTTGATTTGTAAAAATGCCAATAGTTTGAATCATAAAATCAAAACTATCCTTTTTGGTTATGCGTTGACCATCAAGTAGTTTCCAGTTTGCCGTTTCAAATTCAACATCCATTCCTTGGTCCTTCCATTGCTGACGCTTCTTCTCTAGTTCTGTTTCCATCTTTACATCATCAATTGAGCAGCCATACGAGCAAACAGATACAACATTGAACATTCCATCCACTTTTGCGTTAGAAATTGTGAATTCGCATGTAAGGTTTATTTTTTCTCCAGGAATTTCATCGCTGATGCGAGGCCGCAATCGAACAAAGTCGATGAAATGTCCGGTTTGGTCATCCGGTGGAAATATGCCTTGTGTATCTTTCTTGGATAAGTAGTCGTTAGTTACTAAATTCTTAATTTTGAAATTTTCAGTAGTAACATACATGACAGTATCCGTAAGATTCTCAACATTTACCTCTAAAAGATAGTTTTTAAGAGGCATATTAAGGTCGTCTATATGAATGGGAATACAACTAAGGCGCTGTTTTAATATTTCATTATTAAGACGGGA